CTGCAAAAAGCAGTTTTTCCTTGCTAGGGCTCTTTTTAACTCTAGCTTTTTTGGTAGCTTTTTTCACGCCACGGTATTGGTCAACTGCTTTTTGCAGTTCATCCAACCAGGCATAGATGCGTTTGTAATCTGCGGCTTTGAAATGCTTGTATCCTTCAACCAACTGCTCATCCGCTTTGGCTTGTGCGGCTTCTAGTTCTGTACGAGTTTTTACAAAAGCCATTTCAATCTTGCCCAACTGCCCTTGTGGCACGTTTTGTGCAACCAGGAAATCATACGGTTTGAAGCTGGTACCAGAGTTGGTTACTGCATCATCAAAGTAGCCCTCAAGCTCACCAATGGTGGCACTTGTTTTTTCGTTTAGTCGATCCTGTATGGTAGGCTGTCTAACAATGGGCTTGTCTTCGGCCGCAACAGGCTGATCATCTTCCTCGTTGTACTCAGTGTATTTTTCAACAACATCACGCACCGCTGTTTCAAGATACTGCAATGCACGTGGCTTGAGTGGCATGCCTTGTTTGTGGGCGGCAATAATACTGCATGCGGTGATTGGCACCCAGCGGCTTTTGATCACTTTGCCAAGGTCGGACTTGGAGACCACAAAGTGTTTTTGTTCCTGGAGCCAAGTTATCAAGTCTGGCTTCAGGTCTTTAACTGTGAAGTGGTAGTTGTAGTAGTAAAAACTACGGCGCAGGTGATGGTCAAAATCTGCATCGCTAAAAGTTAACGCACGTTCTGTATCCCAAACAGGTTCACCGCCGGTGTACTTTTCATCAGCCAAATGAGCACGGCGTACACTTACTTTTTTCTTGGCGATTTTAACGCCAGCAACTGTTTTGCCTGTATTGCCCTTTTTAGGCGGTGCTTTTTTGACTGCTGTGACCATGCATCTGCTCCTATTAGTTGATTACAAATGTAATTATACAACAAAACGGATTAAAGGTCAACCGTGCTGTAAATGGGCTAGCACAAGCCATTTTTCAAACTCGTTAATACTTTCGTTTATCCGAGTCAGTAGCGTGATCTGGCGTGGAGAGCGTTCTCGTTTGTTTCTGCGCATTTCCACTTCTTCGCCGCCCAGTTGTTGCACAAGCCCTTCTACATTGCCTATCATTCGGGCTAGATCCTTGCGGCAGTTTTGTGGTGCATTTTGCATTTGGGCCCGCATTTCTGAGCTGACCGCAGTCCAGTCGAGTGAAGTTTTTACATGCATGCCAGCATTGTAGCACAAATTAATCCAGAAGTCAATCCAGCTAAATATCACAATAAGGATCAAATAATGCCTCGTCTTAGTCTCTGGCGCGAAAAAAAGGGTAACGATTACAAGTTCCTAGACCGCCGAATATCAGAAATGTACACTGTGGGTGGCACCGGTGTGCTTATTCACAAGTACCTTGGTATTCAGGATCAAGGCGTCACAGGCGATGCGACCAAGCCCAGCTACAACAATACCAGCGAACTTAACATACAAGATTTGTTGTTTTTAGAAAACCGTGACCGCAAGTACGACACATCTGTGTACAGCATGCGCGGTATCTATCAAATTGCTGATCAGGACTTTGATCTAAGCCAATTTGGTATTTTTCTAGCGCAAGGCACTATCTTCATGACATTCCATTTGAATGACATGTTAGAAACCATTGGACGCAAGCTCATGGCCGGCGATGTGCTGGAACTACAGCACTTGACAGATTTACATTCACTAGACGGCACCTTGCCGTCTGCACTCAAAAGATTTTATGTAGTAACTGATGCCGCCCGTGCAGCCGAAGGTTTCAGTCCCACATGGTATCCACATATCTGGCGTTTGAAAATGCAACCACTAGTGGACAGCCAAGAGTACAAGGATATCCTTAACAACATTTCAGCCAGTAGCGATCCGTTTGGTGCCAATGCCTCTGTTAACCCTCTAGCTGATATTATGAGCACCTACAACAAATACATCGACATCAATGACGCAGTAATCGAGCAAGCAATAGTTGAAGTTCCAAAAGCTGGGTACGACACTGCACCGTTTTACACAGCGCCTACCAATAGTCTCAAGGGACTCGGCGACCCGTCTGGAGTCCCTGCCAGTGGCAACAATGCAGTGAGTGGCACTGGTATACAAGCAAGTAGCAATAGAGATGTTTCTCCAACCAAGATAACCGGATACTTAACAGGAGATGGAACTGCACCAAACGGATTACCAGTTGGTACAGGTATTGCATTTCCTACACACCCAAAACGAGACGAATTCTTCCTGCGTTTGGATTATGTGCCTAACAGACTGTTTAGATTTGACGGCAAACGCTGGGTCAAAGTTGAAGATGCAGTTCGCACCACAAGCGACAAGAACCTACACGGTAGCTTTGTTAACAACACAAATACATGGAAGGGCGCAACACATGATGTGATTGAGGAACGTCAGAGTCTCAGCAAAGCATTCAAGCCCCAGGCAGATAACTAATGGCACAACAATTTTTTTACGACAATCAAATACGCAGGTTCCTCATACAGTTTATTCGTGTGATGAGCAACTTTCAAGTTGAGTTTGGAAAACAACGTGACGGCAACACCACACTACAGCGTGTGCCGGTGTTCTACGGCGATGCCAGTAGACAGGCCAGTCAGATTCTCAAAGGCAATAGTGAAAACACCATGCAAGCTGTGCCAGCAATGGCTGCTTATATCAGCAGCCTGACCTATGACCAGTCTAGAATGCAAGAACCAAATCATGTGAGCAAGTTACATTTTCGTGAACGCAAGTATGACAATGCCACTGGCACTTATACCAACCAACAAGGCGATGCTTATACAGTAGAACGCCTGATGCCGGTGCCATACAAATTGGGACTCAAACTAGACATTTGGACATCCAATACTGAACAAAAACTGCAACTAATTGAGCAAATTGCCACCTTGTTCAACCCTAGCTTAGAAATACAAAGCACAGACAACTACATTGACTGGACCAGTTTAAGTGTGATCAACCTAGGTGACATTGTGTGGAGCAGTCGCAGTGTACCAATTGGCACAGAAGATCCCATTGACATTGCCAGTATGAGCTTTGACATTCCAATTTGGATCAGCACACCAATCAAGGTCAAAAAGTTAGGTGTGATACAAAAGATGATTGCCAACATGTATGATGCTGAAGGTAACGTCAGCACAGATGTGTTTGATTCTGACAAGTTGCTGATGCGCAAGGTGTTGACTCCACTGGACTACGGAGTGGTATGGCAAGGTAATTCACTGAGCTTGGTAAAATACAACGAAAGCTACACTGGTGACGATATACGCATCAGCCTAACAATCAACAAACAGAACATTGACAACTGGCGCAATTTAATAAACTTGTATGGATCCGTGGATGCAATACAGTTAACCAATGGGACCAGTGAAGTGCGTTTTCAACAAGACGATGGTAGCGAAGTTGTTGGTACAGTAGCATATCATCCAACTGACGATACCAAGTTGTTGTATACTCCGTTTGATGACACGTTACCCAGCAATACCATTGGCCCAATCAATGCAATCATTGACCCATTCAAAGTTGATGTGAACGCAAGTATTTTAGATCCTGCGCCTGGCACACGTTATCTGATACTCAATGACATTGGTAGTTTTGACAACGATGCACCTGCACAGGCCTGGGCAGGTGAAGCAGGCAACAATCTAGTGGCACACACAAACGACATCATTGAGTACAACGGCACACGTTGGTCAGTTAGTTTTGACAGCCGCGGCACTGACGTGCTACAATACGTAACTAATCTAGCAACAGGTATTCAATACAAGTGGTTAGATCAAAATTGGATCAAGAGTGTAGAAGGTGTTTATCGAGCAGGATCATGGAGCCTAGTATTGTAGAAAGTTGTGGAGCACTTGTTTATGCCCGTTCCACACAAAGATATCTTTTCCTATTAAGGAATCACAGTCGCCATTCTAACAGTTGGGGGTTTGTTGGCGGCAAGCTCGAGCTGGGCGAACGAGTGATTGATGCACTGTATCGCGAAGCCAATGAAGAAATTGGCAAGGACCTGCGTGATTTTAAGATTGTGCCGATTGAAAAGTTTACCAGTGCAAATGAAAACTTCTGCTATCACACGTTTTTAGTGCAGGTGGATCAAGAGTTTGTTCCTGTACTCAATCACGAGCACAGAGGATATTGTTGGGTGCGACTAGAAGACTACCCCAAGCCTTTGCACCCAGGCGTGTGGCGCACATTCAAATTTGACAGCATTGTGACCAAGATACGCACAATGGAACAGGTTTAATTACAAGTCTACAGCAAGTGCAAACTGTCTGTAGTCAATTTGCTGGAAGTTTAACAGATCAGCCCAAGCGTCAGGCACTTTGTAGTACTTGCCTGGCATTACACGATAGAATTCCACATCACTGTACATGGCCATGATTGCTGCCATGCTTTTGACCCAGTAGTCATCTGTGACATTGTAGTTGGCGTCGTCATACCCATTGGTACCTGCATAGCAGTTGTTGTTGAAATTTTCACCAATGTTGTTGTCAAAGCCAATTAAGAAAATCTTTTTGTGCCCATCAAAACATGCTAGGTATGTGGCCAAGGTACCTGAATTCCAACTCGGATCCTGCGGAATCAAATAGAACTTGCCCGGATATGCTTGAATGTGTGGGCTGTTGGTATACACAATATGTTCATCGCAGTAGCCGCTTTCAGCAATTTCCTGCACAATTTCTTTTCCTGTTGCAACCAAAAAGTTAGGAGCAAAGTCTCTATAGAGTGCATTGCATCCATAGCTTTGCAGTGCGTCACGACCCAGCAGTCCGCCACGGTGATTGCCCACCAAATGCAGTTCAAATTTGGCACGAGTGTCTCCGTTGCCAATCACACAGGCCTGACTGCTCAAGCGATTGTTGACCACACTGTTAGGCACAAACTCACGTTCGTACTTCCATTGCCCGCCTTCAAAGGTCATGGAAGAAGTTATTTCTTCGCCGGTGTATGTTGCTCTGTATAATTTTTGTATCTTCTGCATGATTGTATTTACCTTGTTTTAGGATCCAAACACTATTGAAATTGTGTCAGTGTATGATTTGGGCATGGCTGCATTTGCATTATAACTCACTGTGGGAGAGTTTAACAGTAGGTTGCCTTGAAACGTCA